ACCCCACACAAAAACCAATAATATTATATGAATGGCTATTACAAAATTTTGCAAAATCCGAACAAAAAATATTGGACACGCACGGCGGAAGTATGAGCCATGCAATAGCCGCACATAAATTGGGCTTTGATTTAACTATAATTGAAAAAGACCCGGTTTATTATGAACAAGCAAAGAAAAGATTAATTGAGTTTCAAATACAGCAAGTTTTATTTTAATTATGAAAATTGATTGCATAGTAGGAATTGACCCCGGAGCAAATGGGGGTATTGTTAAATGGCGTCCGAATGAAAATATTACAGCAATACAAATGCCTAAGGATATAAACGAACTCAAAGACTATTTGTTGTATTTGAAAAGCATTTGTTCGCCAATTGTTTTTTTGGAAAAATTGAGCGTGCGCCCGGATGATGTAACGCCGGGTGCCGATGGCGTAAATATGGGTAAATTGTACCGAATACAAAAGATGATGGCAAACTTTGAGCAATTGAAAGCAATCATTTCAGTTTGCGACATTCCGTTTGTTATGGTACACCCTATGAAATGGCAAAACGAATTGAAGTTGCGAGCAAAGACGACACGAAAAAAAGAAGAAAAGAACGAGCGAAAACGCAGATACAAAGAGGTTGCCGGGAATTTGTACCCGGAATTGAAACCGACATTGTGGAACGCCGACGCCACGTTGATAATGCACTTTGGACGATACATTTTGCGCAACAACCCCGGTTGGGTGCGTCAGAATTTACCAAGCAACATGCACGAACGTTTGTTTTAGCCACGTAGAGCGATTTTAATTTCAAAATGGATAAAATATACATGGAAGAAGAAAAAACCACGCAAATCGAAAATCCGGGAAAAATAACGTTGGAAGAGTTCGCCGAGTTAGTAAAACAGATGTGACACAACCAACGCAGATATTTTGCGCAACGTCGCCCGGATATATTAGCGACCTGCAAGAAATTGGAAAGCGAAGTTGATGCAGTTATTGCAAAGTTATTTGATAAACAATTGAGGATATTTTGAGATTGACCCGGAATGTGTAGGCGTTCCGGGTTTATTCGTTTTTCTGAAAAATAAAAAGAAATATATTTGGTAATTAAAAAAAAATACGTACTTTTGTGCCGTTGAGATACAACGAACCGACCGGGCGGGTTCCCGGATAAAATATAAAGCTATGATTAAAAGAAAGCAAATTAAGATTAGCAGAGAAAGAGCAATAACAATTGATATGAACCACAATTGCGTATCAAAAGAGATTGCGCAAAATTACACAGATTCAGAGTTGAAAGAAGTTTTGAAACAATTGAAATTAAAACCGGGTTTCTGATGGGAAAGTTTATTGATGAAGTAGGAGCAACCCGGCACGCAATGAGCGACAAAGAGTTGAACGAATTATACAAGCGTTTGGAAAATTTCATTGCTGATTGCACGGTTGAGGAAGCGAAAGAAAGCCGGGACGCATTTGTTAAGGTGCAAACAATGATATACCAAAGAATGAGAGAAACAAAAAAATAATATTAACCGCTGGGGGAAACCCCGGCACAAACCGAGAGCATTATGATAGTAAAGAAATTAGAATTGGTAAATTTCCAAGTAATTAAAGAGTTTAACGCAGATTTTGACGGTAACGTTTATTTCATTACCGGGGATAATGAGTTGGGAAAATCAACCGTATTAAAAGCAATTGGGGCTTTGTTGACCGGGAACCGTGACGCCGTATTGAAGAACGGAGAAAGCAAAGGTTTTGCAAAAATGATTGTCGGCGACGACGGAGAGGAATACGAGGTTGAATTGAAATTCACAAAAGCAAACCCACGTGGCACGTTATCAATTAAATCAAAGACAACCGGAATAAAAAGTGATAACGTTTCTATGTTGCAAAAGATTTTCGGTTATACAGATTTTGACGCCGTGGAATTTTCCCGTTGGTCGGAAACCGCCGAGGGACGCAGAAAGCAAATTGAGGTTGTAAAGTCTTTGTTGCCGGAAGAAGTAAGAACAAGGATTGCCGAAATTGATACAACCGTTGCCGGGCTTAAAACAGAACGTACCGGAGTAAACCGAGATTTGAAAACCTACAAATCAATATCAGATGCAGCCGGGCAGGGATTGACAACGCAGGATTTGAAAACGTATGCCAAACCAAAGGACATTACGGAACTGATGAAAGAACAGCAGGAAAACGCAAAGTTGGTTGAGAAAGCAAAGGGCGTGCGTTTACGTATGGAAGAAAGAAAGGGGAGATTGGCAGAGATTCCGGTACGTTTGGCAGCCGCCAAAGATTCATACAATAAAGCAATTGAGGCGGCAAAGAAAGCAATGGAAGAAGCCGAAAAGACGTATAAACAAACCGTTTCGGTCGTTGAAGAAGAAAAGAAAGATTATGAGGGAAAAATAGCAAGTGCCGAAAAATGGTTAACAGATTATGAGGCTTTGAACCCGAATAATTTCGATACAGAAAAACAATTGAAAGAAGCCGAGGAACACAACAAAAAGGCTGCAAAGGTTGCCGATTATCTTTCAAAGAAAAAACAAGCAGACGACAAAAAAGCAGAAGCGGAAAAGATGGATTCAGAAATTGCGGAATTATCCGCCGAGCGTGAAAAACTTATTTCGTCGGCGAAATTGCCGATTTCCGGGCTTTCGTTTAGTGATGATGGGTTAGTATTAAATGACGTCCCATTTGTCGCCGGAAAGGTTTCAGATTCGCAAATAATGGAGGTTGCCGCAAAACTGATTATTGCAAGTAACCCAACGGTTAAGGTATTCAGAATTGCGAGGGGCGAAAGTTTGGGACAAAAGAGATTGCAGGCAATTTTGGATTTGGCAAAAAAAGAGGGATTCCAAGGTTTTATTGAAAGTGTTGTAAGGGGACAGCAGGATTTAATTATTGAGGAATACACAGAAAACGAGTAATTAACCGGGGCGTCGGTTTCCCGGAGTCCCTTAAACAAAACAATATGGAAGTTAAAGAAATGACAATTTCGGACGTTTTGAAAACACCCGAATTTATAATAATCTGAAGGTGGTTATTTCCGATTTTGAAAACACCCGCAGAAAAGCCGGAATGATGGCGGACGCACCATTGAAGCGGCACCCGATAGACCGTTTGCAGGAACGAGGAGTTTTTGAACCGGGACAAATGACGGTATTGTATGCAAATGCAATGGATAAGAAGTTGCAGGGATATTCAAGCAGCGAAAGAAAGTTTATATTGGAAGTTGGCGGCGAAGCGTTTAATATTACAATGAAACGATTGGTTGACCAAGAAAAGAAAGACAATAGTACAGAATTGTTTGTTAAATGTTTGGATAATGAAAAAAAGAGAGATAACAGCAACGGGGATGATTAACAACAACGGCGGTTTGCAAATGTATATGGGCGAATTAAATCAATTCTTTGCAATGCACAAAGGTAGCCGCATAATCGCCCGTTTTATTGTAGCGTCGCCAGGTTCGTCAGAGGCTTTGAAAGGTTATTATTTCAATTACGTTGTACCAACATTCAGAACCGGAATTTGGGAGGCGGGCGAACGTCTGACAGAGGAACAAACCGAACGCCGATTGCGTGAGTTGTCCCCGGTTATGTATGAGCAGACCCCGGATATTAACACCGGGAAATATGAAACCCGGTTGCGGACAATTGCAGAGTTGAGCAATGCTGAATTAATAGAACATATCGAATTTTTAAAACAACTTGCAAGTGAAGAATATTGTTTGTATATTGCAGACCCAAATGAAATTTGATTATGGAAAATGAAATATGGAAAGAAATACCCGGATATGAAGGGTTGTATGAAGTTAGTAATTACGGGCAAATTAGGTCTATTAAAAGATTAGAAAAAAGCGGTAATAAAACAAGAATACGAAAAGAACGTATTTTGAAACAATCATTAAGGCGTGGTTATTTGTTTGTATCATTATGTAAAAATGGGGAAAAAGAAAATGTTGTAATACATAGAATTGTAGCATTATTATTTATTCATAACCCAAATAATATGCCGGAAGTAGACCATATTGATGGTAATAAAATTAATAATAAAGTCAGTAATTTACGATGGGTAACAGCAAAACAAAATAGCAATAATTTAAAAGCCCCCAATACGTATATTGGTAAAAAAACTAAATAAAGGAGGCAAGGCAGTTTTGCAATTTGATTTATCGGGTAACTTTATAAAAGAATGGGTTACAGCAATGGAAGTTGAAAGAAGTTTAGGTTTTAGACGTAGTTCTATAAGTAATTGTTGTAATGGCGTTTTGAAAACAGCATTTGGTTTTAAATGGAAATATAAATGATATGTTTTGCAAATGTAACCAACCCCGTAAATGTTACCCGTTGAAAGATTGGCGGGTTATCCGGTACCAATATACGCCGCATGGATATAGCCGGGTTAAATGTTTGAAATGCGGTTGCGTGTGGATTACACGGGCAAATTATGTTGAACAAACGCCCAATAAAGACGGGCAAAAAAGATTTTTTTATTATGAAAAAAGTAACATTGAAAGACAGCAAAGGAAATGAGATAAACGACATTATGAAAGATGTTTTGACGTTCGATTGTGAAACAACCGGGTTGCCCCCAAAGGGCGCAAAATAGGACGTTGATTTTGCGGAATTTCCAAATATTGTGCAATTGGCATGGGCGGTAAACGAAAAGGAACGTTCCTACATTATTAAGCCGGAGGGAAGAGAAATACCGGAAGCGTCAACAGAAGTTCACGGAATTACAGCAGAGAGAGCAAACGTCGAGGGCGTCCCATTTGCTGATATTATAGGCGAATTTTTGGAGGATTGCGAAAAAGCCCGTTTGTTGGTAGGACACAACATTTACTTTGATACGTCAATTGTAAAAGCAATGATATTGCGAATTATGGGGCGTGAGTATTACGACGAAAAAGCCGAGGACGCATTGTTTAAGGGAAAACGAATTG